TCTTAAAAAAATATTGTATGATATTGTATACTTGTGGCTTCTTTTTCATAATCTTTTGACATTTCCAAAGACAGACATTGTTGTTCAAATCGACCGATTGATTGATCTATCAACCCAACAACGATGACTTTTTTGATTGAAGATGTGAAAGAATACATTTTATGTCACGGAATCCCACCTCTTCCCAACAAGATTCAAAGGAATTTGTTTGAAATTGAAAAGAGTCTGAATGTTTCCGAAATCATTAAAGAATTAAAACTCCAACAACAGGCTTTCATACAAGAAAAACAACGCAAACAGGCGTCTGAAAATACCGTAGGCCCGTTTTCACTTTCTACATATTCCAAAAATATTATATTACCATCTTCATCCTCATCTGGTACAGGGAAAAAAAATGGTTCATATGGGCACCATGAAATGAATGCGGGAGTTTCAACATGTGGTGGACCGCCTGATAATGGGAAATGGAAACGATGTGGTGAAGATGAGAAGAAGTTTGTTGCAACCACTGTCATTGACAAAAATAAGAATGGAATTGAGAAAGAAATTGGGGATTTTCGAAATGTCCTAAATAAAACAACAAACAAAAATTACGATACCCAGAAAGATAAAATAGCGGGTTTCTTTCGAAACTGTCATCACGAACCCGACGGAGAGGCTGCAACCCATGAGGTGACATCATCCGATTCCGTTGATTTTGACAAACTGGCTGATTTCTTTTTTCAAATGGCCTGTTCCAATATTTGCTTTTGTGAAATTTATGCCCGTTTGTTGAAAGATTTGTCTCCTGAGTTTTCCGCTCTTTTGAAAGGCTGGAACCGATTTTTTGATTCTTGTAAGGAGACTATTTTTGTCTTTCAATATGTTGATCCGAATGTGGATTATGACAAATATTGTCTCTTTGTGAAAGATTGTGATAAGAAGAAAGCTACTTTTCACTTCATTCATCTTTTACTAAAGACGGATGTCATCGACAATGAAAGCGTATTTTTGTTGACCTCTCAATTGTTGGAATTTATTTTTACAAACATGGATGTGGAAAATAAAACCAATGAAATCGAGACGGTAGGAGATTTGTTGGCGGTTCTTTTGGGCGTTTCATCGGCTACAGGGAAAAAGAATATATCATGGACATTGAGCGAAAAGAGCAAAGAAGACATTCGTACAATTTGTAATTTCAAAACGAAAGAACACAAAAGTTTGTCCAGTCGTTTTCTTTTTAAAATGAAAGATATTGTGCAGAATTTATAGTGTGTGTAAGCGAGTGGAAGCGAGTGGAAGCGTGTGGAAGCGTGTGGAAGCGTGTGGAAGCGAGCGAAAAAGGAAGACTGTATGGATGACACGGTAATTTAGTCATTGTTTATGGATTTACAATTGCATTCATAAACTTCTCGAGATTTTTATTGGTTATTTTGCCTTCAAATTCTATGGTATCTCCTCCTTTTACCATCTTTACGGTGGGATAATGCTCGATGTTGTTGTCTTGTATGATTTTATTTACAACAGGGTCCTCCGTGTTGGTACAGTCGGTCCCGTTTTCGCCCCCTTCACATTCTACCATATGCCCATTGATCTCTTTTCTGTCATATTTGCTGCAAAAGCTTTGCCATTCGGGTAGTGCGCGCTTGCAGTGAGGGCACCAATCAACGTGAAAGAATTTTATGACAACTGTGTTTGTTGCATTATTTGGAACATCCTTGTATTTTGGTTGAACCACCGCCTTTTTCACATAATAAAAATAAAATAACACACTAATTGAAATGAATATAGTGAGCATCACAATAATCAACAAAACCCTTCCATATGGGCTTAAGTATTTGGACAATATTTCGAAAATGGACGCCATGTGCTATATCGGCAAAGGGTTAATTATATATGATATAAACAAAATAATATTACGCGAGCCTACGCAAATAGATACGGAGCTACGATATCCTATGCGAAATAACTGTATAAAAAATCCAAACAATACCATATAACATTAAACCAGCATGGACGCTCCTCATTCAACCGAACATGCAGAAAAGCCTTTCCACAAGATACGACATATCGTTCTTTCAGGAGGTTCCATATATGGTTTCACTATATATGGTATCTTGAAAGAGTTGAATCAAAAGCGCTTTTGGCTTATTGAAGACATCGAAAGTATTTATGCGATTTCTGTGGGATGCATGGATGCTGTCATTATGGCTCTGAACATTGAATGGGAACTCACACATAAATATTTATGCGAACGCCCTCTCACAGATGTCGCCAATATAGATTTTTTTACTGTGATGAACAGCTTTGAAACCGGAGGGTTATTAGGAATCCGCGCTTTCGAAATCTTCTTTGAAAATCTTTTTGCAGCGAAAGACATTCGTGTGGATATTACGATGAAAGAATTTTATGAATTGAATAAGATAGATCTCCATTTTTACACCACTCGCGTAAATGGAATGGTTTTGGTGGATGTGTCACATAAAACCCATCCTGACTGGAGAGTAGTGGAAGCTGTTTATTCATCCTGTTCAATTCCTTTCATCTTTCAGCCATTTTTTAAAGACGGAGAGTATTATTGTGACGGTGGTTGCATTTTGAACCATCCTATCAAATTGTGTTTGTTAAACGACATCCCACCCAGCGAAATATTGTCTGTGTCATTGCGTTCATATCGTGAAGAACATCCTGCGGGATCATTAGAATTAAATTTGCTTCGATATGTGATTATGCTTATCGACAATGTAATAAAAAAGCTGTCCGCTCACTTTGTCCAATCTTTGAGTGTGTCTATTGAAAATGAAATAGAGAATCAACTGTTTGTGGAAGTCTTACGAGAAGATATATTTAAATTTTCTTTACTTTATTCAAGCGAAAAAAGAAAAGAACTTGTTGAACAAGGTGTTCAAATTGCTGCTACTTTTCTCAAAGAAAGAGCGCAAAAAAGTGGGGACTATAATGCGACAGAGAACATCAATTGATAACCTTCCTAAAACGAAGAACCAAAGAGCGAACCTACCGCGAAATTGGCGGGTACCACTTCAGGAGGGGAATAGACCGGTTCTTGATTGCCTCCTCTCCCACCGCGTTGAGGAGAACTTGTTGGAACGGCAGTAGGAGGCGATGAAGACATTGGGATATTCCCTACAGGTGGGAAGACGTCGGGTTGCATGTTTTCATAGTGTTCGGCTTGAGATTGGGTAAACCCCTGACTGCCTGAGTGGCTCTTTACCTTCTTCCCACTGGGTGGTGGACTTTCATAGTTTTCCATGTTCCCGTTCCAAAGATCGAGAAGTCTTTCATATAATATGTTAACTTTGAGTCCCAGTTTGGTTTGAAGCGAAAGGATGATAATCATAAATGCCAAAATAGCGTTAGTAACAGTGAGGTTTTCATAGAGGATTCCGCTGTATGTTGGTATATATGTTATTACACGGTGAATGAGAATGATGCCCACAATGAGAACGGACAACTGAAAGATAACTTCAAACAAGAGTTCTACGGAACCTTTACCAGTATCTGGTTCGGGTATGAATCTTTGGATAAGCTTGTTGAGGATGACGATGGGGATGATTGCTAATATACTATACTGAACAGCATTTAACAATTCTGCCTTTCCAGTTTCCGTTGTGGAAAACACATGATTGATGAATGTGGGTTTGTTTTCACCGCCGTTGAGTTCCATTTCTCTTTGAGTAATGTGAATATATAGTATGATAGATTTTGTTTTCGGCCTAAACATTTTGGAAAGTTTCATGGACAAGTTTCATGACAGTATAAATACATAAACACATATTCACACATCTATCTATCTATCTGTCATGAGTGGAAAAAGCGAAGGATATTCTCACGAAGAAAATCAATATCTTGAACTCATCACGGATATTTTAGAAAGAGGAACATTCGAAAACACTCGTAATGGAATAGTGAAGGAGGTTTTTGGACGTTCGATGCGATTTTCTTTGAAGAATGGTGCCCTCCCCATTTTCACAACGAAGCGAGTTGCCTGGAAGACATGTTTCAAAGAGTTGATGTTTTTCATTTCAGGACATACTAACAATAAAATTCTCAAAGAACAAGGGGTCCACATATGGGATGCCAATTCTACCAGGGAATTTTTGGACAGTCGTGGACTTTCACAATTGGAAGAAGATGACTTAGGACCTGTTTATGGTTTTCAATGGAGACACTGGAATGCTTCCTATCGCGATTGTCACCATCCCTATGGTCAAAATGATGGTATCGACCAACTCCAATGGATTATCAATATGTTGAAAAACAAAGAAACAAGAAATTCGCGCCGTCTTATATTAACCGCTTGGAATCCGGAACAAATCGATCAGATGGCTCTTCCACCATGTCATGTGATGGCGCAGTTTAATGTACGGGATGATATTTACCTATCTTGTTGTCTCTTTCAAAGAAGTTGTGATGTGGGTCTTGGAGTCCCTTTCAACATCCTGAGCTATTCTTTTTTGACCCATCTTATCGCCAACCATTGTGGATTAATTGCGGAAGCTTTCGTTTATTTTATGGGAAATGCGCATATATATGAAGAACATATACCACATTTGCAAGAACAGGTTTCACGGGTACCCATCGACTTTCCTCGCATCAAACTTAAAACCAAACGAGAAAAAATTGAAGATTATGTGGTGAGTGATATCGTGTTTTTGACTGCATATGATTGTCATTCTACCATTAAAATGAATATGAAAGCATGAGCCCGCATGAGCCCGCATGAGCCCGCATGAGCCCATATAAAATCACTCATATAATATACTTCAAGTGTTGATGCAAAACATCATAAAACATCAAATAAAAATGTGGTGGGTTTTGCAACAAGTGGCGACCATCGAGAAACTGAATGGTCGCTTTGTGTGGTTATGTTTGCCTTTTGGTTCGGGTTGGGAATGTCTTCGTCATATAGAAAGAGAAATTGAAACTGATACAACAACAATTAACTCGACCATCAACACCACCATCAACACCACCATAGATAGATTACTATTTCGAATTGAACGAATTGACGAAGAAATTGAAGAACTGTTTGAACGAATGAATGGCCTTGAGGAAAGGATCGAACGAGTCAACCGTCGGATGGATGATATATACAATTGAAGATTTATATCTAAGAAGAAAAAACCGCATGTTGTGCAGTTTTAATTCTTCAACGGTATAATTCTCAAGGTATTGCCCACGAAGCGTGCCACTTTACACCCTTGAAGATTTAAAATAGCACAATTTGTGTTATTTTAAATCGTAAATGGGTGGCTACAATTGAAGATAAAAGCGCACAAAGTGAGGTTTTAAATCTTCAACGGTATAAATCTTCAGCGGTATAATTCTTTCGTATGAAAGAATATAAAGATGTCTTTTTAAATTAATTATATTTTTTCTTTCATAAAAAATGAGCGCAGCCAACAATTCAGCCAAAAAAAGAAGGGCGTCAAACACTTTGGAAGCTGGACCCAGATTAGGTGGAAACCCACCTCAACGTGTCATCAATCAACCACCTACACCTCAATTTTCATCGATGCCACCACCCACAGCCAATCAAGCGGCTGCGACCGCCGCGGTAAATCCCGCACAACAAGGACTTACTTTGCAGCAAGTGATTAGTTTGGTTGACAGACGACTTACATTACTTGAAAAGGCGGTGAGTGATATGAATGCCAATGGAGGAGCCGCTACTTTTGCCGCTGCCTCTAAAACATCGGAACTTTCTCCTGAATACAAAACGAAAATAGATAATATTGAAACTGCGCTCCAGCAAACCCAACTCGGTGTGAATCAATTGCATGGTCATTTTGAAAACACAAATGATGAAGTAGGTACGTTGCAAGATAACTTTCAGAAAGTAAGTGAAGATATCGCGTTTGTGAAAGACACAATACTCCATTTACAAAAATATACCATGGAAGTGAATAAAGTACTATTAGAAGAAAGAGATGTTGGACGTTCAAGGAATCAACTTGAGGAGGAAAACGCTACCCCATTGGGACAGCTCATCGATGATAGTTCTTCCATGAACTGTGGATTTGGTTCGAGTTCTTCTACTTTGTACCATATTGAGACCCCCTTTTCACAATCCGTCGAAGACGAAGTCGATGAAGATATGGAAGAAGCCCCGACAGTGGGTAAAACGGTTACTTTCGCATAAATTTTGATTGTTCTTGTTGTTTTTATACTACCCACCCACCTTTATAACCCCAACTTTATTTGTCATGGCGTTAAAGAAACATAAATATTAAACACAATATTTATATATTCACCACACAAGCCCACGATGGAAGAAACACTAAAAACTTACAAATCTAAGTATTATCATGATCATTCAAAGGCAATTTTCAATAAACGAAAACAGAAGAAAGAAATAGCGGACATCGTTTTGGAAAACGTCGGATTTGATAATCTTTTGAAGAATTCGGTTTACATCGTGGGTGAAAATAATGTCTACATAAATTATGGGATTTTCAAATACTTTGCCAATGATGACAATTATGCGGATATTATTACATATTTTATGAACATCATCCGCTATTTATATGATGCTGACAAACCCATTCACTTGCACATTAATTTAAATGGTCTCACGATTAGCGGTTTTGAAAGACATCGAAGTGTCATAGATATATTTTTAAGGATAGGAGGGTCTGAATGGATACCTCTCATGAAAAAATATTACTTGTATCATACCCCTCATATCATTGACACTCTGCGGAATGTGATGGTTGGCATGTTTCCTGTTTTAATGGATGCAGATATAGAATACATTTCAAAGAAAGAATCAGACGCTCGATTGGAACTGTTCCTGGGAAGCAAACAAAATACAATTGAAGAAAAAGATGGAGAAAACATATGATGCGTGAGAGGCCAAAAAATAACATAAACATTTTGAACATCTATATTCATTGAAAGAGCCTAACACTCTCTCCATCCATGGAATTTATTATTCAAGACCCAACGAAAATTGAGATTTTCACCACTGTTTTTCACAATCTAAAGTTGCTGACCGACAATGTGTGTCTTCGAATTAACAAAGACAAACTCTTTGTTCAGACGATGGATGCCTCCAAGGTTTCCATTTTGGAAATACACATTTCAACACGATGGTTCGATCATTTTGTTTACAAGAAAGATTCAAATATTGGCATCAATACCAATATATTCTCCAAAATTCTTTCGTGCAAAGACAAAACACAACAAATTGTCATACAATATGATGAAGCTGTTGACGGGGACAAGCTTAATATTAATATGGAAAATGTTGATTCACAACAAACACAAACACAACAAACACAACAAATAACAAAAGGTTCTACCTATCGAAGACATTTCGAAATCCCACTGGTGAGCATTGATGATGAAGACATTTTGGAAATACCGTCGGCCGAATATGAAGCGGAAATCTCCCTCCCATCTTCGAATTTTGCTGTTTTGGTAGGCCAGTTGAAGACTTTTGGAAATATCTTTCAAATTGATTGTGATGAAAACAAGGTACTCTTTACATCCAAATCACTTGAAAGCGGAAGTATGCGTGTCGACATCCCAATCGACGATTTAACAGGGTTTTCTATTGTTGAGGGTGAATTGATTCGTGCCTCTTTTGGTCTTCAATATACAAACTACGTATGTTCTTGTAGCAAGCTTTCCAGAAATGTGGAACTAAAAATCAAACGGGAACATCCTTTAAAAATCGAGTATGTACTGGATAATTTGTTCCAAATACAATATTTGATTGCTCCCGTCATGGATGATTCATAAGACCCACCACCATCACCATCAACACCAAGCGGTATAAAGAAAAGATGAAAGAAATTATAAATATGGACTTTTTATTAATATTTTTCATATTTATAATCACGGTGATTCTTTATTTTCATGTTGTTCGAGAGTTTAAAAAGCCACAAGATTTGACAGTGTATGAAATCGATTACACAACCAATCAGAAATTGCAAGAGGTTTGCAATGAAAGACAACCCATCATATTTTTCTTAGATGAATGGAAAGAATACGATTTGTTGCCCCAGGGAAAAACAAACCATGTGGAAGCGGTTGGGGGGGAAGGGTCCAACAAAGAGAGTGACGAGCCCACTGATGACAAGGAAGAATTGTATCTGTCTTTGAAAGACATCAAAGATTTTACCAAAAAGGGACAAAAGACGGGGGGTACATTCATGATCGATGTAGAAATGCCCCTCCCATCAGCCTTGTCACTTTTAAATATGCAATCACATCCATTTTATTATACCGAAAACAATGGATATTACTTGAAAGAGAGCGGCCTCGGAAACCTCATTCAACGAAAGAGCGACAAACTCTTGAAACCTGAGTGGAATGCAGTACAATGGATGGACGTTTTTTCGGGATCGGTGGGTCTTGGCCTGCCGATGTATTATCACACATGGACGAGGAAGTTTTTGTATGTTCATCGCGGAAAGATAGAAATCAAATTGGCCATGCATGATAATACTGATTTGTTGAAATTTAAAGAAGGTGTAAGTTTGATAGACTGTTGGAATTCGGATAATCTGTTTCGTTCTTCTGTCATTAAAACCGTGGAGTTTACCAATGTGGAAGTGTCCCGTGGATTTGTTTTTTATATACCCGCATTTATGATTTATAGTATCCGATACTTGGAAGAACATTCTTGTGTGATTGAGTTTAATTATCAAAGCGCTTTGAATGTAGTCATTCACCCCAATAGTATCATTACCTCGATGAAAAATACTATAGAAACCGTTTTCTTTCACAATGAAGGAGATGTCCAAGAAAAAAGCGAAGCAGGGGGAGAAATAGTAGACGAGGAAAGAGCGACGATTGAGAAAGACCCCCATCCACTCATTACAACAAGAAATGCTCCGAATAATGAAAAAGGTGAATGATTCAATAGGCACAAAGGGTTAATTTTTTATGTTTTTTGTTTGGTTTGTTATGGGATTCATTTGTCGTTAATTTCAGATGGTTTCTTGATTCTCATTCGAATTTTCTTCTTTGGTGGGTCTCCGGGTGGTTTCTCTTTGGGCTGATCTTGGATGACAACTGTTTGAGAGAGTTTTACAGCCACTACCGGTGTGGGATTTGGTTCCAGAACCGGAATCCGTTCGTTATCATGACTATCGAGAGAAACGGTATTTTCTGCTATAGATGCAACCGGTTCGACCGCCTGGGCTTCTTCGGGGTCGGGGTCGGCTTCGGCTTCGGCTTCGGGCTCGCATCTAATCTTTCGCAAAAACTTCCGCATCGAGATGAAAGGGGTTCTAATTTCCAACATCATACAAACTTTGTAGGGGATGAGACCTTTTTTACGGAGAGTCATCCCATTGTGTTGTATTTTTTTCAAAGTATCTTCAAGTTGTTCTTTTGTAAAGATTTTAACCTGGACTTTTTCCATTTGTTCTTCTCCATGGTCGGTGATGTCGGATTCATGTCCACGACTTTCTTCATATTCCAAATTACATTGAATTAAATTTTGGATGATGGTTCCCAAAATGGTGTCATCTTTCCTTTCACCGTCTTCCCACAAGTTGGCGAGGTCTTTCAATTGATTCCCATAACGTCTTTTAACATCCTTCATACAAAAGTGTTGGAAAATTTTTTGTAATAATGTGAAAACGATCAGTTTATCATTTTCGTCTTCACAAGGGTCTTTCGCATGGAGATATAAATAGTATCCCCAATGGAGGCTTTCTTCTAATCTTCCTTCAAAGAAGTAGGTGGCAAATACTGCCTTCACGTCATCGATGTCAAATTCCATCATGGCTGGTTGTGTCTTGTGGGTGATGAAAGGTCATGTTTCCAGTTACTGTAAATCAATTTTATACATCATCGATGAATGCGCAAAAAGGTTTTAAAAAAAAACATACAACAAACAAACAACGAGCATACAGTACAACAAACATATATACAACTTTTTTATGGTTTAACCTCGAAAATGTTTTTCAATCCAGTTCGAAACTTGAATTACTGTTTCTTGTTTTTCTTTATGATAGGGTCGAATTAATTGCAAGCATTTACTCAAATTACACCAACATAATTCCGATATTTCTTCACAATGAAACCCATCCACCGAAGCCATCGTTTCATCACAGTTCATATATTTAATAAAGTATGAATTCGTAAAAGACATGTCATTTAATCCAACAAATGTTTCATGAAAAGTGGGAGCGTTTTGAACATGCTGCAATTGTGTTCGTAAAAGTCCGGTTTCTTCTTCAAATTCTCGAATTGCACAATCATGATTGGTTTCAACAAGTTTGCCACAATGCATGTGTTCAGGATGAAATTTGGAGACATTTTTTTTGCCTTTACTAAATTCCCACTCAGGCTCTTCCCATTTTGGTTCAGTGCTCTTTAAATAATTCTCGATGATGTTTTCAATGGAAGGAATCGTTTTGTTTCTGGATGGCAATGATGATGAAGACACAATCCTCAATAGGTAAAATTTCTCTCTTGGAAAATCGATGGTAGATGTTAAAATTGTTTTCCATTGTTCTTCCGTCCATTTTTTTATTTCTAATGATGGATCATCATCTTTCATATTCGGCCATAATTCTCTCCACAATTGTTCGAAAGAAAGAGTTCGTATCCTATTTATTTCATCGATTGTCATATGTTTCACCAATTTTTTAACATAATCTGCATCCGTTACGCTGTACTTTCCCCTCAAGAACTCTACATATGCGATGGAATGAGCTCTTCGAACCATCAAATATTGTTTCTCTTTTTTAGCACCTGAAATGCGAAAAGGGATGATACCATAACTGCAATTTTTTGGATACCGTGTTCGTGGAACGGTTGCAAACTGGTGGGTATGAATACTATGTTTTTTTGGAATGTATTTATGATAATTGGGTGCGACATATTTTTGTGGTTTTACGATAGTTGTCATCTTTTATCTTTTTCTTTCGACGCGTGTAAATCTTGATTTTGTAAACATATGAGGATGTAAATATATGAATTACTTACTTCTTCATAAATTTCGTTCAATTTTATAAATATAAGACCAATCAAAATACAAGCGCACTACGCATTACAATAAGAGGCTGTACCGATTGTGTATAGTACTTTCGAACACATCACATTAGATTTCAACAAGTGTTTTCGCAAGCTATTTCGACAAAGAATCGTGTCATAATGAATTTGAAATTCTAACGGTTCGGTTTCAAACACAACCTTCAATTGTAATTTTGTATACATCGAACAAAGTGGTAATAAAATGCTTTGAGGGTCAATTTCAATATGGTCGTCATTCAAATGCAAGTACACTTTTGCATCAACCCCGTTTTCTTCATCTTCATTATTTTTCCATGCTTCTTTTATCACATGAAAATTAATATTTGTGATGAGATCAGATTCACGTGGCAAGTCGACTTCCACAAAATATTTACCTGCGTCATCCTTGTGGATAAAACCAATGTTAAACGGTTTCATATGCACTGTTTTTTTATATGATACCATGTCAACCGTCTCGTTTGTTTCGATGAAACATTCCATCGCATCATATGAATTGTTCTTGTCGGTTCTCAATAAAGAATATTGTGAAAAACTCTCATTGAAATGGATAATATTCATATTTCTCACCACTGTGAAAGGATATATCGACGATTTTTTATGCGGTTTTGTTCATCAAGAAGAGAGGATGTGAGATGGTGCCGGATAGGAAGTATACTTGTCGAAAACACGAAATCTACCAAAATAAGACGGTATTACATTCAAACCAAGAGGATATTTTCCGTGCAATTCAAAATATCTTTGAGCATGTAGACTTTTTCTCTTTTCCTGAATTTTCTTTTTCTCTTTGAAAACACGTTTCCAATATCGTTGAACAAGACCTAACCAATGTGTTTTAATGACTGTAGTATATCTTTCTTCTTCTTTCACAACTTGAATAATATTGACTCTGTCTTTAATTGTGGAGTTTGTAATGTCTGATATGGTAAACTGAATTAAATATTGCAGGATGGTTTGAAAGGGGAATTGGAAGAAAACTGTGGGTGAAATGCAACAACCCAAAAGAAACTTTTGTTCATCGTTTTCATAAATATCATAACAGAGGCCAATATAATATTTTTTGTCTTCCCTATTTGCGTTCATAAATAAATAATCAGTGAAATAAACCAAGTCGATTTCGTCATCCATGTGATAGATGCGGTCAATGTCATATTCTGTGTCATCATAATATTCGTCGTCGCCTCCTTTTTCTTCTTCTTCTTCTTCTCCTCCTCTTTCGTAATGTTCAATCGTTTCAAAACGACGCGTTCTTTGAAAGTTTTCATGGTACGGCATTTGTATAGTGGTGGCAGTGTCATCTTCGTACTCATGTACCTCCCTATCACCTATTCTTGATACATTTGCGGTTTGATTTGTTGGCATTTGTTGTTGATGATGTGCTTCTTGTTCGTTGATGTTTCGAAATTCGAAAAGTGTGAAATTCAATCGAAAAAATCCATTACTTTCCATTATTATATTCTTTTTATATTTTTATATTTTTTGAATGTATGTGTCTTGGTGAATAGTGTGCGCATATATATGCAAAAACAACCGCTTTCGAGAAATAGAAAATTATATTACCATATTCATAAAAACTGTAACATTCATAAACGACTTTTAATATGGAATACATATGACCGACTTTTCCTATTTCCCGATTTATTTTTCTGAATTTTATGTTTTTTCTTTTATTTTTTGATATTTTTTCTTGAACGAAACGACTTTCCTTGAACGAAACATGCATCACCCATGCCATAAACCATCTAACAGTAACAAATACGGCATCTATACTGAAAATATTTTGTTTTCTAATTTTTATACATACAAACTTAAATCGATACCGAAAAGATTACATACTTTTTCATCATCCCACGATTGTGTCAAGGGGACAACCGGTATTAGTTTACAACAATTCTTACTAATATCTTGCCCCCTCTTTAAAACTCGCATCAAACGTTCAACAAACCTCGTTCTTAAATAACTTATCAAATTTTTTCCTTGTTGCTCGTTTTCCACGCGGAAACAAACATAACTATGGTTGAATACAGCATCCGGCTCACCGATAAATAATTCACCGAAAGCCGTACCACTGTAATAATGACAGTGTGGTGTCAAGACCTTCCAAAAACGATTGCTTTCACCCAGTTCAAAATCATGAATATATTTGATTCTATCAGTGTTGTGTTTTTGAGAGACATAACATAACACTGACCCCACACCTGGTTCTTCTTGTAATCTCTCATCGTTTGTTTCAATCTTGAAATAACAGCTGGACAAATAAAACATGTCTAATGTTGGAAGTTCTAAAGCCCTTCTTTTCTCGGTGATGATTGTGAACAATTGATGACAACTGGGGTCAATGACAAAGTCCCCAAACGTGTTCAAATAATACATGTTATTGTTAAAATTACAAGGTCCTTTGTAATCACTGTTTTTCAAAAAAAAATTTACACCACCAGCTATATTCACACCTTCCGGGAAAAAATCTCTGCAGTCATCCACGTGTACCATTATTTCGATATCTTTTCGCGAGACCATTGATTCACGAAACTTTGTAAGACCTTTCCCTGATGTAAACCAACGTGAAGGAGTTACAAATAACATTCTCTCGCATTTTTCGATATAATTTTGAATGAATTCATGATAGACAGTTTTTTTGTTGTAATTTTGTGAATAAGGGGGATTAGAAACAATCAAATCAAACGTCTTCGGGATCCCTCCCCAGACAACCCTATTATATGAGTCTTCTTTCATACAATTGAATTCAAGCTTTAGTACATTCTTGTGATGTTCGTGCCCACAATGCATGGCGACACAACATCGGAGCAATTCTTTCGTTATGAACACATTCAACTCCAATATGTCAGTGAAATAAATACAATAATCGATGATAAATTTACAACATTTCCATTTGTCTGGAATGCTGATAGAAAGTCCATTAACCAATCGATCAAAAGTGGCAAGGATGAATTTACCCTTGCCACAACATGGGTCTAATACTCTTTTTGGTTCCTTCCAATATTCGTCAGAAATGCAATTCATCATTCTATCCACCAAAGGCTGAGGAGTGGTGAAATTCGAAAAATGTTTGATTTCTGTTTCTGTTGCTGTAAAACTTTGTAGTACCAGTTCTTTCAATTTGTTGAAATTCGCATGAACATAAATATCTTTTAATTGATTCAATATTAAAATATTCACATTCATCATATTTTGAAGATTTTTTACCAATTTATCGTCGTGAATATCCGAAAAATCTTTCATATAGATATGTTTTCCATTGAACTGTTGTTTCATTTGGTTGTAATATTTTTCTTCAGTGAAAAGTTGATGGAAGTCATCTAATTTGTTTATTCGCACCAAAAAACACCATAATGGAACAACGAATTCTTTACAAAATTGTAGGGTTCTATTGTATCCCCCAATATCCTCTGCGTTTTCGTATTCATCCTCCATCTCTTTTTCTTCCTCGTTGCCGATCTCTTCGTCATTACTGTCTTCGTCTTTCTCCTCTTCCCCCTCTTCCTCCTCTTTTTCATGTTCGGAACGCTTCTTTAATATAACTTTCCTTTTGACTGGGTTCCCTTTCGCAACAACCATAATGTCGTTTTGAAATTCTATGTCTCCGGATTGTCGTTTTCCCTTTTTAACAGGAGCAATATTGTAAAATAAATCGGTTATACTCATGAAATTCTTGCATTCAATGTTTTCCAACAACGAAACAACATTTCCATTCGTCCATGAACTCTTAGCGGCTTCTTCCAGTAATTCATCGAGTTGTCGTTGGTACAACAAGGCAACTTCTGTTGAGGTCATCTCACAGTTACGAAGAAGATGAGGATTAAAGAGAAATATTTTGTTTTCATAGAGGTACTGCAAAATCTCCCCACCCGTCTGGTTTCCTTCCATGTTTGTCTGATGAGTATGAACGATATCAAAAACATAATGATACACACGATTCGAATTCAAATCGACATTGACACCGACCGTTTTGCCAGGCGTTTCAGTCAAAGCCCGATAGTATTTTTGTTTTAAATTATCAATGTCTTGTCCATCGTCGAGACTTATCGTAACATCACAATCTTTGTATGTGACACCAATGCTCCCTTGATTTCCTAAAAGTAAGACACATCCTCTCTTTCTTTGATTGTATGTTTTTCTCATAATGCTTTCGATAAAATATTCGAAACTTTCATAGACGTCTCCAGAATGACTGTTTGCATTAGAATATTCGACGTTGTAGTTTTTCCATAATTGATTTTTCTGAATAAACTTATAAAGAGCCATTTGTAATTTCTCTATGACACTCATTCTTGTAAAGGTTGGCAAGTAAACGATAAAAAGTAGAGGCGAACCCTGTTCTGATTTACGAGAATGATACTCGCTTTGAATTTTTTCAATTTCTTTCATGATAGACTCTTCTTCATTGTCGTCATTGGAAATAATAAATTCTAAAAATCCTTTTAATAATTCTGTCCCTGCGGCTGTGTCGCAAATTTCAAATTCATCAATAAAATCATAGGTCATTGGTCCCGTCGTTGTTTCGTCTTTATCTTCCTTGGCAATCTTGTCGCTTTTTCTCCCTCTTTTGTGTTTTGTTTTTTCTTTTTTCAAAGCAAATAAATAGGGAATATGAAATCCTATATTCGGACGATGGTGATTGGAAGATAATGCATTGTATTCATTTATTTGATTAATTAAAGTCTGTGGGATTTTCATTCGTAAGAGCACCTGAGAAGGTGATTGAGAGTAGTCTTTATTGACTGAATTATCTCGATACACATTGAAAAAATGAGAACCATGACGAGCCGTCATATGTTTCAGAACGGCTTCATGAGAGGGGTTCTCCACAAGTTTTTTCATGCATAGTTCATCTTCCAAATCCCATTTCAATACACGAGAAGGATGTATTTTGTAAAATGCAATGGTCTTTCGTGATGTTCCAGAAGCAAACAAAATGATTTTCGGCTGTGAAATCGATTCGGTGATGTCTTTCATTTCTAATATGTCCTCCTTGGTTTTTTCAGTAGATGAACCATGATGCGATTCGTCCACGATGATAACATCAAATCCGATGGTTTTTAAGAAATCCTTTTTTTCATTTCGATTATCCAACTTAAGAAATTGAACACTGCAAAAACAAATTCCTGGCGAGGCATCGAGAATCTCCGTTTTTAAAGAAAGAATGTCTTCTTGTCGGTACTTTCGAATATGTCGGAAATCGTCGTAGTTGTCCAAGCTTTCATAAAAAGTGATCAAGGTAGATGGAACAGAAGTAATCAAAAGAATCTTTTTGATATTTCTTTCCAACAAAAATTTGCAAATTAATAGCAAAGAGATAGACTTTCCACTTCTGGGTTTGTGCGATAGACACCAAATGTGAGGGGGGCTTAGAGATGACCAATCGTAATTATCTGGATAGGCGTTACTAAATTCACACTCAACAAATCTTTGATGAAATCTTTTTATCAGAACAATTCGAGGATTGCTCAAATGTTGTTCATTGATATGGTCTATTAAATTGGAGATTGTTCCATGTGTATTCTTGAAGTCGTCAAATTTTTTCACAAATAATTCCATCGCTTGAATGACATCTTTTTCATCGAACAAAAGCCGGTTATCGATAACTTCTTGCAATACCTGTCTGTCAACATTCTTCGCATTGCGAAATTTGTGAAATTGATACATTTCCTTGTCTTTAACGATTAAACCCAACTTAAAGTTTTGAATATGACTTCTACTTTCAACACTTTTTTTGATTTTCACCAAATCTGTTTCACCGTATTTCTTTTGATACTTGACTGAAAAAAATACAAATGTCGAATCGTGTTGTTGAATCGTGATATCCACGATGTTCCCCACATTGTCACCGATTTTCTTGTCAATCAATTCACGTATGTTATTGACTCGTTTCAATTGATCCAACTCCCCATCGTATAGTTCGCTGTAGTCGATTCCGCAGAAACATTTAAAAATGATGAGCAAATGACATATTGATTCAAAGAGCCAACCATTGCGAATGCGAACATTTACGAGATTTCTGTTTTTTCCTTCTTTGAAGATGAGTTTGAATAGTTTTTTGCCATCCAAATATGGAAGATTCATCAGAATATTAGACAAAATATCCATTCTCAATATCTGTTTGATGGCAGTCACTGAGTTCCTTACACATCTTCTTTCATTTGGGACTTCATCTTTCACTGGGACAAGAATACGTTGTTGTTGTTGAATGAATAGATGTTTAAGTAAAGGTTTGCAAAATTCTTACCTTCATGAGAAAGAAAATTGTTTTTCCCACCCTCACTAATTTGTAGGCGATTCGTCATGTTTACAAGTTCTTCTTGTTCTGTTTCGAATGGCACAACGCAAGAATGAGAAATGATTTCTTTGCAGATGAGAATATGTGAAAGCATACCTTGATGTGAAATTTGAGTGGACTGGGCAGAACGCAAAGAATTGTACCTAACATCGTAAGTTTCAAAATTGCCTCTTTCAATGTATTTAAAATCACTCATGTTGCCTTAGAGAAACAAGGCAGAAAAGAGAAAAATTATGGAGTATATCTTTTTAGATTTGGTGGTTATGGATGAGAGACTTTTTGTGTGTTCAGTTTTTATGTGGGTTTGAAGTAGGTTTGAAGAAGATTTGACAAAAATTAGTTTCCTTTTAAGATTTGAGATTATGGTGGTTCATAATTTTTTTTCTACTCACGACTAACCAATGACTCAAGTCACAACTATTTGATTGTGTTAAGGTAAGTCCCGTTGAGAAGATGAAAGTGTTCCTCAACCTACAATTTTTTTTGATGTGTTGAATAGATGAAACTTAGCTTTACTGATGCTGAAGAAACAATTTGCAGAAATATCACTCTGAAGAGTCTTGAAATTAAGGAATTGGCAATCAGTTTGAAGCTTTCTTTGATTGAAAGGAATGTCATCGATGCTGAGTGTACTGATGAAGATTTTCGTTCCAATGAGATTCTTATGGAGGTGTTGAAAGAAAAACTCGCTTTTGGATTGACGAGTGAGATTAATGTGGCCAACAGAGGATTGGGTTTTCTTAGTGAGTATGAGTTGTACAAACGATTACCATCAACCTTTTCAAAAATTCGGAGCATCACAGGGGATGAAATCGAGCTGTTGAAGAAGAACAGAAAGAAAATCATGGATTTCCTTAACACTACTCGGGATAATGTAATCAAAATGATGGAATTATACAAACCTCCTGAGCCAGACACACCTGTGAAAGAAATTACAAAAGAGGAAGTAAATGAAGAGCTGGAGTCGAAGATGAATTCTATCACTCCCAACAAGTACAACTCTTTTGAAACTGATGATTATTCAACAGGGAAAGAAACGTGGAAGATGATTCTTTCTGTTGTTCCACGAGACTTTGTAATTTGGGATCCTGCGTATTACAATGGAGACTCGGGAGTTATTTGGAGAGAGTTCGGTTATCAAATTATTCATGAAGACAAAGATTTTTTTGACGATGCTTCTATCCCCGAACGTTATGATATTATTGTCACGAATCCTCCCTATTCAAAGGGTCTTAAATTTAAATGGATTCAGCGCTGTCTTTTATTGGGAAAGCCGTTCATTATGTTGATTCCTCAGGAAGTGCAAGTGGCCTCTTATTTTCTTGGCTTGGACGTTGTGTCGAAGTTTCAATACATTGTTCCTGACCCGAAACTTGTCGCGTTTTATAAAGATGGTGTTAAATTTGGTGGACCAAGGTCGATGCCATACTTCTTTTGTTATGATCTCAATTTGTATACAACATATTTGTTATACAATGATGAAACTGGGAAGCTGATTGAAATGCCGAATCGAAATGCAACTACCGCAGTTCCTGTTGACGCGACTTTAAGTGTTCCTGTACGTGCTCGTAGAGTTAACAATATTATCACTGCTACAAACGTGGAGGTGGTAGACGAGAGTGATGATGATGAGGTTAATGAGGAAGAAGAGGAAGACGATGAGGAGTATGAGATTGACTTGAACAACCGTATGACTAACAACTTGTACATTGGTAGTCAAGAGGAAGGGAGTACAGATGAAAGCACCTGTTCCACAGGTTTGAAATTATCAAAGGCACAACGCAAGAAAATCAACAATGCAATTCAGACTTTAGAAAAATTCTTTCCCGAAATAGGTAAGCATGGAATTGTTTTGAAGAAGTTGGGTGATTCCAAACTGGTGTCCCGTGATGTTGATGATGAAGAGCAAGAATCGCTTTTTACAAACGTTGTTGAAATCGACCTGGAATAATATGTTTGAATGAATTGCGCTTCTTCATGGTTTGCAGGAGTTTTTACCTTTTTACCTTTCTTGTCGATTACTATTAAGAAAGTTGGATCTTGTTATGTATACAACACTTGTGTGTGTATGATTAATTGTTTACTGGAGTTTTTTACATTTCTTGTCGATTACAATTAAGAAAGTTTTCTCTTGCTATTTTTTATTATTTTTTTATTATTTGCTTATTTTCGTCCTACAACTGTGAATTGTTCATGGTGGTATTTCCATAGAATCTCGAAATACTATATACGAATGCGAAACACACCCTTTACACCCTTGAAGATTTAAAACCGCACCCTTTATATTTTATAAAAATATTATAAATGACTAAACATAAAACGGAAGATTATAAAAATTCCGCTGTTAAATATTATTTGAATAATGAAAATGGAGACGGATATAAGAAAACCTGTAAAATTTTGATTGTAAAAAATCTACATTAAAAGATTGGATTAAAAAATATCAAAAATATAAAGACCTTACACGAAAAAATAGAAAACCATTTTCATATAAAATTACTAAATCACAAGTTGTAATTTAGGTAAAAGATGCGTTATAAAAACCAATTACCTTTTGTTATTTTTTAGTCCTTTAAAATGGGCGTTTTACATGTGCAAAGGTGTAAAGTTTCCTAAGACATATGTTCCATGTTTTATTTTATTTATGTAAGGTTAAATAAAATAAATTGATTAAGTTTTTTTATTGTTTTACCATTGTTTTTGGTGTTTTTTAAACATTTTTTATATTTTTTGTGAAAATAAATATAAGCGATACCGGCCATTCCATTAGTTGGAATATGCAATACCAGCCATTCCTGACAACACTCTTAGAATGTTGTAGTTAACGGCATAGACGCGCACCTTGGAAGTGGCAACACCTCCAACAGCGGCGATGGAGAGGACAAGCTGGAGAACAGCATTATCAATACGAGAAAAGTTGCAAGTTCCAGATGGTTGGTGTTCCTCAGGGCGTAGAGCGAATGAGTAAACGTTGATACCGGTATCTGGGTTGCGGGTGTGGTGTTGGAATGGTTGGACGACATCGAAGTATGATCCTTCGCGCTCGGAGAAGCGGTCCTGTCCGTTGAGTTGAAGCTTGGCGGTGACGCAAGGATTCTCTCCCCAGCAGTGCATGTCGAGTGCAGTCTCGGCGAGGACGAATGTACCGGCATCGGAGACGTATGAGCCAGACTGGAAGGTTCCTTGTTGGGCGATGAAGGGTTGATCCGTTCCTGGAGTACCAGAAGTGGCACCCCAAGTGTTGGAGGTGAGAGGGTTGGTCGAGGCAAAAATACCAGCACCGTCGACGGCTCCTGGCATCTGGAAGAGACCGCTGCTGGTGATGAAGGCGTTGGAACCCATGGTTTCCATAGGTCCACCGAAGGCATGGATGGCGTTGGGAAGAGCATCGATAGCATCGGTGTAGTTGAATGGCTGAGCACCGAGGGTGCGGAAAAGAAGCTGGGAAGCATCAAGGGATGAGCAGTAGTCGACGTTGGCGTCTGGCTGCACGACCCAGATGAGCTCCTTTACGGGGTGGTTGAAGTTGAGCTTGATTTTGTTGGATGAGCTTCCAACACTCTCGTCTCCAGTGAACTGGAGCTGCTCAATGAGATACTCGTGAGGATTCTGAGCCATCTTGCGTCTCTCATCAGTGTCAAGGAAGATGTAGTCAACATAGAGAGAGGCGGCAACAAGGGATTGCTGGTAAGCAAGGGTGACACTGGCGGTTCCGGTGGTCTGGGTGAGGGAACCAACAGCCCATAAACATTCTCCAATAGGGCGGATATCCAAGTTAATCTTAACCTCGTGGTACTGGAGAGCGATCAAAGGCAGAGATAGACCAGGATTCTTGGAGAACCAGAAGAGAAGAGGAATGTAAAGAGTGGTTTCAGGGAGGGCATTGCGGGGAGCGCAAACCTGGTTGGGTCCAGAGGTGGATGAGCAAGGACCAGAGACGCTGGCGAAGGTGGGATCGGTGATGTAGGTAAGGGCGGTGGTGTTACCAATCATCTTGAAATATCCACGTTGTTGCTCGGAAGTCATGGTGACCTGGTTCCAGATGTGCATCCAATCACCGTATTGTCTGTCAATTCGTTGACCACCGATTTCAACCTCAACCTGAGCGATGAGCTGCTCACCAATGAAATCTAACCAACGAGCATAGACACCCTGGGTGAAACTGCCTGTTGTGTTTGCCATAGACTGGTTGATTTCAGGAAGAGTCACCTGTAAGTATGTGCGGTAGCAGAGATCACCATTTCTGCTGATGGTGCAAGTAACACGACGTCCGAAATCGGCTTGTCCTTGGAATGTTTGTTCGATGGATTCCATAGCAAAGTTGGTGTGACGACGATAGGAAACCTTCCAGAAGGTAATTTCAGGAGAGCCGCTGAGAAAGATATCTTGTGCCCCGTAGGCAACTAATTGCATAAGACCGCCTGCCATTTTTGTTGTATATTATACTTAAAGAAAAAAATATGAGAATATTCGCAAAACATAAATAGCCAAATTTATGTTTTCCTAAAGTTTTCCAATTCGTCCATCTTCCTTTCTCTCTTTTCACTACTTTTCATTTTTCATACAACATATATTTTTGAAGGAATGTGAGTATATCCATTAAAAAAGAAACTCGCGCTGTGTGTATAAGCTCCCATATTTTTCCAAATAATCCAATCATCGATTTCACAACGAGGAAAAACGGTTGTTTCTAAAGAGCATAATTGGTCTAACCCATCACATGTGGGTCCGAAAATCGATGTAGGTATTAAATCTTCTTTCCGACCTTTATCTTTCGATTGTGTTTTTGTCGTTTCCAATTTTCTTGGAATAGGAACAAAATGATCATACAATACATTATTAAAAGACCCATAAATACCATCATCAACATACAAGGATTGATAGTGACTGTTGCCACCTCGTCGAGAATAAATCTTCGTTGCTAAAACGACACTTTCACTGACAAAGAATCTTCCAGGTTCTGCAATGAAACGAATATCAGGTATATTCATCTTTGCTTTCAAAGAATGGGCACCTCGTCGAACGGCATCTGCTAATTCTTTAAAAGAAGGGACACCTTCATCACAATAGCTCATGAATCCACCACCAATGTCAACGATTGATAAATCGGGCATACCAAGCTTTCTCACAGTTTCAAAGACCGTAATAGTATTATCAAAGGCTTTTGTATATGCGGTTGCGTCTCGGCATCCCGAACCGACATGAAAAGAAACACCAACCACATTTAACCGACATTTCTTGGCAACTTGAAGAAGATGTGATACTTCATCCATCGAGCATCCAAATTTATTAGAAAATCGACAAATCGACATGGAATCATCTGTGGCCAAACGAAGAAGAAGTTTTAGGTTTTTACCTCCTTTCATCTTGGCAATTTTGTATAATTCGTCTTCGCCATCAAAAACCGTCATATCGACGTTGTTTTCAATCGCAAACTTGAGCATATGAGACATTTTCGCCGGGTTGGCGTACACGATTGTTTTTGGATGATTCCCGGTTTTCTTAATCACAAAATTTATTTCACCAGATGTGGCACAATCAAATCCGCATCCCAATGATGCTAAAAGACGTATAATAACTGGATCGGGGTTGCATTTGACAGCATAAAACGGTTCAACAAAAGGTAATTCCGATTTCCAGATACGATATTTGTCTATAACTGAAAGCAAATTGCAAATCATGAAAGATTGTTTTTCTAAATTGTTCTCGATGCGTGATGAAATAAACTCTTCTAATGAATGAAAAGGAGACATGTCATATATTTTTGCTTTCAAGTTCATACTTAATAAATGATTGGGTTTGTACATTGTTTCTTCTATTGTTTTTCTGGTATTTGTTCGACTGGGAGTTCTATTCGCAATTATTTTAAAAAAATTCTTTTCTTTCTCATTTCTCATCATGTTTTTCTTTAAATAAGAAGATTTCATAAACCTTCCAAGAATATTACGTGAAAAAAGCATTATTCAAATGATGGAATCGGATTTTACTTTTATAATATTCAGAAAATAAAAAAAGCAGAAAAAATCAGAAAAATCAGAAAAATCAGAAAAGGTGGTGGTGCGGAGGTCTCATTACAATATTATAGTTTTTCTTTATGTTATTTAGAACATGTTAAATCATTAAAAATGAAAGACAATGTTTACATTCTCTTTCTTCATACATTTACAGGCAGATGTGGATAATTCTTCACGTCTCTTTCTCGTTTTCCAACTGGAACTTCCAACAGGAGGCAAAGACAATACTGTCGGGACAGCTGTTGATATATTTCCCTCTCCATTGTCGGAAGTTTCAACCACAGATGTTTCGATGACATTCTTCTTTTTCTTTCGGGATGTCGTATTTCTCGAATTCATGTCACTGTCAATAGAATCGTAATGTTCTTCAATGTATGCTAAAATGTCGTTCTCAATCGCCCATTTAAAAAAATTCAACTGTCCGATTGTGGTTTCTATGTACTTTTCATCATTCAAAGGTACCATAATTCGTGTCCATCGACAAAACGGGTCGAACTTTATCTTTCCGTATGCCTTCAACTGAAGCTTGTATTCATTGTAGACATTAAATCGCGCGATCTGTTTAATGTGGTTGTTGATTTCGTATATAACATAATATTTTTTGGAATAGTTTGTGACAAACCAATCTATTATTCTCAATGAAAGGATCGAATTCCCATTGACAATATCCACCATTTTGTCGAGATGGTGTCTCTCTTTGTAAAATCGCATAAGATTTTCGAAGATGAGTGTGGCTTGGTTTGTTATTGTTGTGCCACCTCCTCCTAAGTTTGTATTTTGTGCATTTTGGTTATACATAGGTCCCATACGGACTATAATTGGTTGGTTTTCGCTTATATGTTCTTGTATCATCGTATTTTTATGAAATGGTTATGGCAATTTTCTTTAGATTATTTTGTATAAACAATCTATATACAATGTTTCAATCGACAATGGTTGATAATCCCGATATTGCGATGTATTTTGATTTTTATTCAATTCCTTGTGAAAATATTCAAAAAATGAATGCAGACAAAACGGGTGTGCAAGGTGTGTATCGGGGACTTGTCAATCAACCGAATGTTGCGATTGCCAAAAAGAACACTCCACCCATCTATTATCAATCAACCAATTTGTATGTTCTTTCGTCTTTGAAAGATTCGGATGACATACTCATGTCGAATACACTTCCACTGGAGACGGACAAACCTTGTTTGCTAATCAAAACGATACCTGTTGTGGTGAACCAACTCGAGAATGTGTATTTGTGTTTTTATTTACAAGAGGGGAGTAAAGACATAACGGAAATCGATGAAGTTCTTTCGAATGCAATGTTGTCGACTGCTGTCAAAACCACAATTGATGTCAATCTCAGAGAACATGTGGAAGCGAGCTTGTATTGGCAATCTTATAATGTGAAAGACAAATATGGTGCTCCCTCATTCTTGGTTGTTTTCAGACAGCCATATTATGTTCATAATAAACCATTCACCAAAAAGCCGAAAACGAGGATGGGAGGTTCCGTGACTTTTCTACCATCTTTTAAAGAAGGGTTCGAAGACGATGAAGAAAATGATACTGAGGTAGACAGCGGGAGTTTCGGTCCATCAGTAGCTGGTAAATTGTTCAATTCTTTACCAAACTTATCAGATCCAGAAACTGTCATGGACCAAATAAAATCGATGAACCCAAACAACGAAGGGGAAGAAGGGGGGGACGGAGAAGTCGCAGCAAATGTGAAAAGCTATGATGCCGGTGTAACCGGAGAACAGGCGGACGACTATGAAGAAAAGGTTTGTGAATATATTCCCGATAAATATATCGAAGAAGACAGTACCATTAAAATGTTAGAAACCCCTTTGTTGAATATGAATTATCAGATGCAACAAAATTTGAAGGTAACGATGATTGTCTTGTATGTGATTTTTGGAATTATTTTCTTTGTAGGATGTATTTTCTTCATTCCCCCATTTTGGAAAATGATTCTTGACAATTTGATAGTCAAATTAAATACCACCATGGATAAATTAATTTTAATAAAAGACTTTTTAAGCACCCCTGCCTTAATTCTTTCTTCCGTGGTCTTTGTTATATGTTTGTTTCTATTTGTATTGGGTCATGTGATGCCCGCCATGATTTTGTTGGTTATGTTGATTTTAGTTTGGTTGGCCTTTTATGTCAATCAAAAGTTTGCCAGTTCCAGCTTAAATTAGATTGAAAGTGTCATGAGATAGAGAGGTTTATATAGGGCTTGCATTGAATGTATTTTCAGCAATGGGTTTGAAAGATGTTTCAACATAAGAAGTTTCACTAAATTGGCTGCGCATTTTTTCCACCATTGATTCTTCCAGAGTATTGGTTTGGTCTGGATTCATTCTTTCAATTACTTCGTTTTTACTTTCTTGTGAAAGCGCCAAAGGAGATGAAGGGGTGTTTAATTTGCCATCTTTCATATTGTCTGTTTTGTGGATCAAATTGCTGCGACGAATGAGTTCGTAAACGGAAAATACAAACAAGACACCCACAAATGGGCTTCTGTAAATGAAAACGACAACTGCAAGGAGGCAGAGAATGACGATTCCTAAAGGCGAATCGACAATACCTGCGATGGCTGGGGGGATTTTTGTAGGAAATATAATGAAAGAAAGGAGTAAAACAATTATAATAATGTTATAGACGGCCCTCAATTTGACACTCTTTATTGCGCTTATAGACAAGGGGTTAATTAGTTTCATTATGTTCGGTTTTGTAAATATATATACTAAATATAAAATCTTTCTCATAATCGAAGGTCAATATAGATGTGGGAGGGGTGAAATCAACATCCTCTCAAGGTCTCCACCAGTCATGTCCTCCTCTTCCTCCCCTTGTTTCGAAAGAATATAAAGACTATATCATAGGTTTCTTTGTGCTACTATATATTTTTTATCTTTTTAAAAAACCAATATATAAATCATGATTTCTTCTTCTTCGTCATGCTCAAGAGACACGGCGCCATTAACAATAACGACGGAAATCGCCAATCATTCTTATATTGGATTGAAAGGATATACCATCCCCAAAGCCATCTTAAACAAAGAAGAATTGAATCGTTTGTACAAAGAACTGACGATTGTTCCTTATGTGATGACCCCAAATGGGAAGCCAGATACATCGGTTTTGCCTATACCTGTCTACAGAGAAAACAGTAAGAAAATTTACATTCCCAGATTTTATGGTATTAAAAAATACGGTCTCCCTGCTCGAAGCGAAATCGGTGACGAGTCGAAAATTGTTCCAATTAACGTTCCTTTTGTAAAGACCCTCCGCGATTATCAAGAAAAGGTTGTTAATGTCTATTTGGACTGTGTAGATAAACCAATCTGTCAAAACAGTACGACAAAAGGGGGTGGAGGGATTCTTTCTTTGTACACAGGTGCAGGCAAAACGGTATGTGCAATCAAGATAATCAGTCAGCTGGCTGTCAAAACACTCATCATCGTTCATAAAGATTTTTTGATGAATCAATGGAAAGAAAGAATTTTGGAATACACTCCGACAGCAAGAATCGGACGTATTCAAGGACCGGTTTTCGATGTGGAAAACAAGGACATCGTTTTGGCGATGATGCAGACTCTTTACAACGAAGAAAAGACTTTTAATCTGGAAGAATTTGGACTCTGTGTGATCGACGAAGTGCATCGAATCGGAAGCGGTCAGTATCACAAAGCCCTCTATCAAATTCATACTCCTTATTTTTTAGGGATTTCTGCAACTGTTCAAAGAAAGGACAAGATGGAGAAGCTCATTTTCATGTTCATGGGTGATGTTGTTTATTCCATGGAACGCAAAGGCGATGAGTTGGTAACGGTTCGTGCAATCGAATATCAACACGAAGATGAAGAATACAATGAAGTGTTAACTGATTTCCGTGGAGAAATACAAAGGAGTACAATGCTTTCGAAAATATGTAATTTTGCTCCTCGTAATGTTTTTGCCATGCGTGTCATTAAAGACTTGATTGATGAAAACCCTAAGTCACAAATATTGGTGTTGGGTCATATTCGTTGTATGTTGGAATTTTTGTACGAAGGTCTAACCTCTCGATACAATCTTAGTACAGGATTTTATGTTGGAGGAATGAAACAGAAAGATTTGGACGAAACCGCGGAAACAAAGCAGGTTGTTTTGTCGACATACATGATGAGCAGTGAAGCATTGGACATTCCCACACTTTCCATTTTGGTGTTTGTAAGTCCCAAAACGGACATCATTCAATGTGTCGGTCGTATTCTTAGAAAGAAACACGACAATCCCATTATAGTTGATATTGTGGATTCACATTCCATGTATCAAAATCAATGGAATAAGCGTTTTGTATATTACAAAAAGTGTAATTATAAAGTGGTCCAGGCAAGTTGTCGTGAATACAAGGGACCGGGCGATTTAACGAATTGGAAGACTATTTTTACGCCCTATAAAGGATATACTCGACCAAGAGATAAGGATGAACAAAAGGAACGCAAATGTCTCATTCAACGTAAATTGATTGATTTCGACAAAGAACCTGTTTTGCACCAGTATCTTTAAGAAGAACAAAGGTGACGATGACATATGGGACAGGTTTTTTTGCCACACATTTTATTGAAATGTCGCCCATATCGCTTTTTTCGGGTGGATGTTCGTATTGTCTTTCGTTTTGACTTTTTTCGTTGCATCGTTTTCCTCTTTCCTTTCCCACCACCTGTGCTTTCATAAAAGGCTGTATGACCTCCCACATTAGATGGCATGTTTGCTTGCAAAATACCACCTCTCACGAGAGTCTGATATTCGGTTCCTCCCATCGAAATTCCAGTCCCACTGCTCATTGTTTGTATTATATAGTATGAACATATAATTTGGGAGAATCTTCTTTATTTATGAATGTATGAACATTCAAGAGTTTAAATAAAAACTCCGGGAACGAAATTGTGTTTATATGTGTTAAGATGAAATTGATATTGTATTTCATCCCCATAATGATCCATACCATCCTCCCCATTTTCAACGATGAACATTGGTGAAATCAATGCCCGATTTCCAAATTTAGAAAGAGTCCAATCGGGACTGAAATTAGACTCATGGTTGATGTAATCATCAGCCCTGTTCATAAAGCTGTCTAATATTTTTTTGGCACCCTCGTGACTAATCATAATTCCATGGATTCCCCATTGATGATCTGGATAATTGAGATATTTGTATGGTTTACCAGGATATTCTTTTTTGATGCTATATCCCTCCATCCATTCTTTTAAATCGTATGTCGTCATATAGCCTAAAAGCAATATGTCCAATTTCATCTCATGAAATTCTGACATGATGTCCGGCAAAAAAAAGGGGATATTTTTGTTGATTACAACATCATTTTCACAAAAAATACCAAATGCCTTTCCATTTTGATAAAATGATTGGATGTTCGTAAGATGACCATATGTGACACTCCACAGGCGCTTAACCGCTGTGGGCGTTTTGCGCATCGTATTGTCCGCTATTCTTTCATCTGTGATGGGTATCCCTTCAAACACATGAAGAGGCAACCCCAGTGCATCAAATCGTGCTTTCATATTGGCCGTTCTTTCGGGATGGTTGAAGCTCAAGCAATAAAAGTCACAATTTTCACGAACGATTTCATAACAAGAGTCTATATAGATGGGATTTAATTTTTCTTTTAAAAGAGGGTCATTCATTTCTCACCTCTTGAGATGGTTTATAAAGGAATATAATGTTTCTTTATGTTAGTGAGAGCAAAAAAAAACGATGACAACCTTCTATGATTGGCAAAAGGGCGGGGCGGGACGGGGCGGGACGGGGCGGTATTATAAATCATATAAAGATTTAACATATCATAAAAAAACGACAAAACTACAAGAAATCATATGTATACAAATGATACAAACACCAGCAACAAAAAAACGAAAAAAAAAATTTGCACAACAATTGACGAGAAGCATACAGAAATGATGCAATCTTTCAATGTCGATGAAAATGAAAGAATTCCTCGATTGATGAATGAGCTCACTCAATTGAAGTCCAAATTGAAAACACAAAAATATACCATTGACAAACACATGGAAATATTGGATCGTATTAAGACTATTCACAATGAAATCAAAGAGTTGAAATATAGGAAGAAGAAATATCTATTGGATAATTCAAAATATATATTTCATTACTTCGAGAACAAGAAGGAAATCGCGAAAGGAACCGCTGTAAATCAAAACAAGACGATACTTAACGATTTCTTTAAAATTAAAACTTCCAATAATCAAGAAGAGGACATTGAAAGCAATGACAAATACAAGTTATCAAAACAAACCTACCAATTTTATTGGAAGAACGTCAATAATGAAATTGCAAACATTCAAGACTACATTCAAAATACTGAACAATGTTGCTATTGTCACAGGGGAGAATTCATCTATCAAGAAGATGAAGGAGTTCTTTTGTGTAACAACGAATCTTGTGGAAAATTTATTACTCACATCATCGATAGTTTCAAACCTTCTAACAAAGACCCACCGAATGAGATTTCATACACAGCTTATATTCGACTCAATCATTTTAAAGAAATTCTATCCCAATTTCAAGCAAAAGAAACAACGCAAATTCCAAAGGAGGTTTTTGATGCCATCCGAAATCGTTTGAAGAAAGAGCGAATTACCGATTATTCCAAACTTAATTACGAAAAAATGAGAGAAATATTACGAAAACTGGGTCTCAATAAGTATTTTGAACACATACAATATATTAATTCTACTTTCGGTGTAAAACCCCCTGTCATGAGTGAGAGTTTGATTGACACATTGTGTGTTTTGTTTATTGAAATTCAACCCAAGTTTTCTTTATATTGCCCATCCAATCGAACGAACTTTCTGGCATATGGATACATTTTGTATCAATTGTGTGTTTTGTTGGATCAGACACAATACTTACCGTATATTTCCACTTTAAAAGATATCGAAAAACAAAGACAAAATGACCTCATATGGAAACAAATATGTGAAAGCTTGGATTGGGAATTCATTCCCAGTGTGTAGGGACCTATGGTTTCCCCATGCCCCTTCCCCCCCCCGACGCCCCCCTCTCCCTTGGATTGCCCGTGGTGTATGTTGATTTGTAGCCATTCAAGGGCGAGCGAAGCGAGCCCAACAACTATCTTTCATTATCTTTCATTAAAATACAAAATAAGACTTACA